TTGCAGTTGTGGTACTACTTGTCTATCAATTTTTTGAAGTAAGTTCACAACAACTTTATAAGGCAGTTCTCGCAATGAGCCAGCAATAAGTTGTAATTCCTCGACAGTAAGTTCTAGTTTTACCTCTTTCATACTGTCACCTTAAATGTTTTTGCTTTCCAAGGAGGATGAATTGCAGAAATCTGAGCTTCATATTGCTCGATTAAACGTGATTCTACGGCATTTATTCCGTTTTTCATAGTGGCTTGACGAACCCATTCAATCACAGATTCTTCAGTCGCACCATCCAAAGGTTTTGGTGTCTCAAAATGCCAATAACCTTCTGTTTCTATGCATTCATGGTCAACTTTATACCGCACATTAGCAACGGTATTGTTAGCGCCATTGAGTTCAAGAATTTGCCATTTCATGAGACTTTTCCTTGATTTTTGTAGTTATTTTTGCCGTTGAAGTTTCACGGTCTATTGTTAGATAGCCTTGACAAACAATATTGTAGTCAGACCCATTTTCATCTTTTTCACTTTTTATTGGAGTATTTATATCTAAGTTTTTAAATAAATATTCTTTATTGTTTTCAAAAACTCTCCAAACATGATCAATAGTGCCTCTTCCTGCTTGTCCTCTGTTTTTATTAAATCTGATTTTGTATGTGTTCATATAATTTCAGCAGCAGGAGCAGGACAAGATACTTGTTGTGCAACTTGAACGTTTAAGTTGAAATGAACAAATTTAATTGGTTTTTCACTTGAATGACGTGTGAATGAATGAGGCAACCAAGAATTAGAAAATATCAAAAGACCTGCCTTTGGTTCAAAGTTAATCATTTGACTAGCAGGAGTTGCTAAACTCATATCTTGTTCAGGCAAACTAGACATAATTTTGCCTTGTCTTGGGTCATGAAATACCACTCTTGATGAATTCTCAGGCACTTCTAAAAAATAAAAACCAACAATTTGTGCGCCAAATCCATGAACGTGTTGCTCCATTGCTGAATGCTTGTGATGTTCTTGCGTCCACATTTCTGTAAACGTTACCACTTTATCTTGCATTGCATAACCTTGGTCTGACAAGATGTTCCAAGCAGTACCACCAACAAATTCTGCAAATTCTTTTATTCGAGCATCATCAGCAAAACTACCAGTCATCATTACTGGGTAAATTTCATCTAACTTGCGTTCAGCGTGTTGCTTGGATAGTGATTCTTCAGAAACAAGATTAACTGATTCAATAAAATCAGGTCGTTCAATCAAATAAATAGGACAAGGAAAATGAAATGCAACTTGCAATTCAGTATTTTTTAAAACTTCCTTAACTTGCTCAGCAGCTTTGCAAACTTTTTTTGTTTTAGCCATTTATCCCTCTTTTTAAATAAATGTTTAGGCTTGTATTATCCATGCCATTTGTGTCCAATTCCACAAATATTTTTGTCCATCTGTGGGTTTTAAAGGAACAACTTGCCATTCTCCTACTAAATGATTAAACAAGTAATTTTGCCCATCTGTGGGTTTTGGTGGCCTCGACCAATTTAAATTGGATGTATCTAATATTGCATTTGGGAAAGGTGGATTGGCTTGGATTAAAGCAATTATTTCAGCTTTTTCTTGGTCAGATTTTTCAACAATAGTCCAATTATCTTGCCAAGTAACACCATCAGAACTAAGAGTATATGTGTTTACTGAAGTTTGAAAAGGTGTCAATGAGCCTGATGGTAATTCAATTCTATTGAAAGGGGCCCAATCAGATGGAATTGAACCAAAAGCATCAATCAAATTTTCATCCGTTGCAGGATGATTTAGAGGTTGACCATTTTGAATTTGTATATATAAAGCCATTATGGATTTCCTGCACAAGTTGATGGGAATGATCTAGTGTTTCCAGGCCAAATAATCCGTACTGCTCCCGAACCTCCTAAACCTGCGGGACGATAAGACAATCCCTTACCACCTCCCCCATAAGCACCGCCATAAAACCTACAACTATTTCCACCACCTGATCCACCTTTACCTTGTGTGCATCCACTTGCGCCTTGACCTAATATACCTACACCTCCGCCATTGTTATTTGGTGAGCAAGAACCTCCACATTGTCTACAACCGCCAGCACCACCGCCTCCTGCTCCTGCTGACCAACCTGAATAATTTCCATTTGTTCCATTACCACCATTACCTGAATAGCCAGCAGCACCACCGCCCCCACCCGAAGCGGTATTGCCATATCCATTTCCACCGCCACCGCCTGAATGTCCGCCTGTGTAAGTACCGCTAGGAGAACCACCACCACCACCACTTTGTGAATTTGGTATGCTTTGACCTCCTCCAGCAACCGCACAAAATGCAGAACTAGCAACTCCACTAACACTAAAAGCGCATCCGCCTTTACCAACAACGATGGTGTATGAATTACCAGGAGTTACAGAAATATTGTTTCTGTAAACCAAAGCACCACCGCCTGATCCACCTCCAAAGTATTGAATACAAGTGCAACAACAAGGACGGTAATTATATCCACCGCCACCAGCTCCACCACCTCCAACGGCAACTATTGAAACCTTAGTCACTCCTGTTGGAGCAACCCAAGTGTAAGTACCTGAGGTTGTGTAAGATTGCGATCCAGGAGGCGCACCAAAACTGCGTTCATTTTGCCAAAAAGCAACTGTTGCTCCACTCATGTCAAACCACTCCCTGAAATTAACCAAGTTGTTGATGTCATTTTTACTGCGGTTGCTGAACCATATTGTGCTAATGTGCGTGAACCTGTTGTACCTGCACTAGACAAATACATTGTGTCCGTTGTAATTGCAATCGTCACGGATTGAGAAGTCATGTTGATAAAACTTAATGTTGTTCCAACTGGATAAGCAACACTTGAATTAGCAGGAATAGTAAAAGTTCTAGCATTCGCATCAGTTGATGGATGGAAAATAATTTTTCCTGAATCAGCTAAAACAGTTGTGTAAGCAGCAGACTGTGAGTTAATTGGAATTGTAAGAAAACCAACTGCATTAGTTCCATCTGCGGTGCAATTGCTTAAATTTCCACTAGTGGGTGTTCCCAAAACAGGAGTAGTAAGTGATGGTGAAGTTGCTAAGACAACTGAACCTGAACCTGTTGAAGTTGTTGATCCAGTACCTCCATTTGCAACAGGTAATGTGCCACTTACTGCTGAACCCAATGCAACATTACCTAATGAAAGTAATCCTGCTCCATTGGTTTGCAAAACTTGACCACTAGAACCATCAGCGCTTGGAAGCGTAAAAGTTACAGTAGATGCAGTATTTGGACCAGCAAGGTTAATTGCCCCACCTAAAGTCGCTTGAAAAACTAATTGTCCCATGTCGTTTCCTTATGGCAGTATGATGAGTTTACCAGAGGTCAAAGCCCCTGTGCTTGGGTTAAATTGGAGCTTTGTTGAACTTGTGTATTCAGTTGTCAAATTACCTGTTGTCTGATTTGCAAACAACAAATACCGAGTTGCATTAGTAGACGTATCGTCTGTCACGGTTGCATAAGCCACAGGAGTTGCCCATGTGGGTGCGCTTGATCCGTTTGAAGTTAACACTTGACCTGTTGTACCTGCAGCAGTAAATGCGTATGCAGAACCAGTACCGTAGGCAATAGCGCCAGCAGTAGGAGTAGCCGTACCATTTGTACCTCCGCCTGTAATTCCTAAAGTACCCCAAGATGGCGCACCTGTTGAACCTGCCGTAATCAATGTTTGACCTGAAGTTCCATAACCTGTTGTGCCACTTAATGCAGGTGTTGTGCCCAAGTTAGTGGTAAACCCTAACGCACCAACCGCATTGATAACGTGCGCTGATTGTCCTGTTGTTCCCCAAGCAAAATAAGATTTGTATCCATTTCCCGAACCAAATGTAATGTCACCATCATGTCCCGAGAAATAAACACCGTTGTTGATCGAGAAAAAATCATTTGGTGTTGATGCGCTGAATGTCGATGAGTTCATCCCAAACTCACCATAATATGATGAGTCTGTGCCTTGGTCGTTAGAAATTACATAGTTAGCAGATGCGCCAGCACTTGTGCTCTTATTTTGTATAACAAGTTGGTTATAAGAACTTGAAGTTGTGCTACCAAATGTCGCTATTGAATTTGATGCGTTAAAACTTAAAACTGGTGTGGTACTTGTGACCGTATTAGCCGACAAAGTGGTGAAATCACCGCTTGCTCTTGTTGTTGCACCAATTGACGCACCGTTAATCGTACCGCCTGTGATAGCAACACTACTTGCATTTTGTGTAGCCATCGTGCCAAGACCACTAATTGCGGTGCTTGGAATAGTTGAACTAGCGGTAAATGCACCTGTTCCGTTACCAAATAGATAACCACTTAAAGTTGATGCACCTGAACCACCTGAAGCCACAGGCAAAGGTGATGACAAACCTGTAATTGAACCACCAGTTATTGAAACGTTGTTCGCATTCTGCGTTGACATCGTTCCAAGACCAGTAATATCGGTGTTAGGAATCGTTGTAGCGCCTGTTAGGGCCGTTGTTCCTGATCCTTTGACATAACCTGTCAATGTGGTCGCTCCTGTGCCTCCTGAAGCCACAGGAATCGCTGCAGATAGGCCAGTAATCGTGCCACCAGTAATTGCCACAGATGACGCATTTTGCGTAGACATTGTGCCCAAGCCTGTGACTTGAGTGTTGGCAATCAAAATTGATGTGTTTGAAGCTGCCGTCAACTGACCTTGAGCATTTACGGTGTAGGTTGGAACGCTTGAAGCGCTTCCATAGCTACCTGCTGACACCGCAGTACTAGTAATACTGAATTGATAAGAGCTTAAAGTTAAGCCTGTTCCTGCGGTATAAGTCGCTGCAACACTAAAGTTGGACCATGTGACGTTGGTTGTGCCTAATGTGCCACCTGGTTGTACAGGGCAATACCAAGCACTACCACCCAAAGTATTGCCTGATTCAACAAAAACCAAAGCAGAAACCAATTCTGTCCATGTGTTTGCATCTTGCGACCTCACCCATGCGCCTGATGCGACCACGTAAATGCCGTTATCAGGTTGGTTAGACTGATTCTTGACCAACACACGCATTCCCGATGTCAATGCACTAGGCCAATCACCACCGCTTTGTGTACCCAAGCCTGAAAGGGTCACATTGTTTGTTGTGCCGTAGTTAACAGGTGGTTTCCATGAGATTCCAAGAATTGCAGAATCTACATATTGTTTGTTCGTAACGTCATAAACTCCAACAGGCGCAGAGTTAACTTGTGCTGCTGAAAAAACACCAGTTGACGGTGTTGTAGCCCCAATTGTCGTACTGTCAATTGTGCTATTTGTGATGATCAACCCTGATTGATAAGGGTTTGGAATGGCATAGAAAGGCTGCCCCTGACCAATAAATGTTTGAAAATTACCTGAAGTGTCGAATAGACCCTGAATAGGTACAAGATTTTGAACAGTAGAGTTGGAAGGAGCAGCCATAGTTTTTTACGATTGATCCGCAGCGGGAGTTACATAAAGTGTCGTACTACCTGCGCCAATTGCAGTTAGGTAATACGGTGTCGTAGGTGTTGCCAAAATCAAAGGAGTGGTCATGTTAGGAGGCAATACATAGTCTCCTGAATTTCCATCGCTAGGAATGGCTACACCTGACAAATTTGCATTTGTCTGATTCCAACGAATTGCACAAGCACTTGAACCAATGTTTAAAAAACTGGTGTAGTTAACTTGATCGTTCGTTGTGTCGTTGATCTGCACCGCTGAATGTGCAGATGTAGTGACCGCTAATGCGTAGGTTTGACCTGCATTACGTTGAACGGTTGAACCTGCCATGATTAAACTGCCGTAACAGGAGCTGGACCTTCAAGTCTAGTGATAGCAATCACGTATTGACCTGAAACTGGTGTCAAAGTTGCCGTACCTGTTAAGTTGCCAAATTGAACTGACAAAATACCTGCGGTCAAGCAATCAGCTTCAGCAATGAATACACCTGCGGTTTGTGCGCCAACTGCACCCAACACGGTCACGATGTCTGTGGTCTGAAGGCCAGGCACAGAATATGTAACGGTGGTGGTTGTGTTTGCTGCCAAGGTGTTAGACGCATTGCTAAACGTTGGAGTTATGTAAAACGTCTCGTGAGAATTGCCACGAGTGATGGTTGTGGAGGACATAATAAGTTCCTTTAAAACAAAAACATTGTAACTTAAAAAAGAAAAAAAGCCACCCTTTTGAGGTGGCCTTTCT